ACTTGGTATTCCGTTGGCGGAATGGCAGCAACAGGGGCAAGTTACATATGGACTGGTGTTCATCAATTTGACAATACTGTTTCTTTTACCGCCGCAGTTACTGCAAAAGCAGGGGTAAATGCATTTTTAAATCCTGCCGCTAGAGCATCTGCAATCCCATCCCCAACTGTGGGCCTTTTATCTTTTATTCAGCAAGACGCAGGAGCAACAACTGTAAATAGATTTGAATATTGGGACGGTAGTGCATGGAGTCCCATAGCAGACCCTAATGCCGCTACCCTTGCAGGATCAGAAACATTAACCAATAAGACAATGAGTGGTGACGATAATACTTTTACAGATATTCCTGTTGCCGCTATCTCAGGTCTTGATACCGCTCTTACCTCATATGCACAGAAGTATATCTCTGTAAATGAGCAAACTGCTTCATATACCCTCGCCCTGACAGACGATGGAGATTTGGTAGAAATGAATGTTGGATCTGCTAATACTTTGACTATTCCACCAAATTCTTCTGTTGCCTTTCCTGTAGGAACCACAATTGTTGTTTTACAGACAAATACTGGTCAAACAACGCTCACCGCAGGTGCGGGGGTAACACTAAATGGAACTCCTGGACTCAAACTAAGAGCACAGTGGTCATCTGCCACCCTTATTCATCGCAGCACAGATTCGTGGATCGCTATAGGCGATATTTCTGCATAATGATATAATAAAACTGGTGAACAGTTTTGACACAGAGCATAGGATCTTCTAGTTATACGACGACTATTGCTACCCTCTCAGACGAGGCATCAATTGTTGAGGCGTTTAAGTATTATCATCAAGGTGGATTGACAGGATCTCCAGCAGCCAATAGTGTTGAGCAATACTTTATTGATATCAATGATAGAGCAGATACAATCGATACCCAGATTGGATATGATGGTGTTTCTCCTACCCCCAACTCTGTTCATTCACGACTTTCTTCACTAGAGACAACCGTTGGAACAAGTCTTGCAGCAGACTATGTAAAGGCTATCCCATCTTCCAACGATACAGCAGCAACAAGAAACCTAATTCAGCCAGCAACTAGCGGTGTCATTCCATTGTCTATTCAGGGCGTGGTAGGACAAACAGCAGACTTGCAGCAATGGAGAACAAGTGCAGGAGTCGTTGCCAAGGTAAACAATCAAGGTGCTGTATTTTCCTATGACGGAACCTCCATGGCTCAGGTTGTCACTCTCAGCGGTACTCAAACATTAACCAACAAGACTTTATCAAACCCAATCTCAACAATTGGAACAAACGTAAGAACAGGATCTTATACCTTAGTTCTTTCTGATCAAAGTAAACTTATTGAATACAACTCTGGAGCAAAGGGAACAATTACTGTTCCAACAAATGCATCTGTTGCCTTCCCCATTGGAACCTACATCGTTATTCTTCAAACAAATAGTGGCCAAGTAGAAGTTGTTGGAGCAAGCGGGGTAACTGTAAACTCCACTCCTGGAAACACAACAAGAACCAATTGGTCTATGGCCACTCTTATTAAGAGGGGTACAGATTCATGGGTTCTTGCTGGTGATCTAACCACAATATAACCCCTGATGATATAATAAAACTATGGCTAGCGGTCTAACTACTACTTACTTATTGCCTTATCCGCTTCAAACAGATTCAGTAGATGTTGCTGGAGATACTGAAGCACTAGCGGTGGCAGTAGAGACAGAACTTCTTCTCAAAGCACCCCTTGCTTCTCCAAGCCTGACGGGTACCCCTACTGCACCAACTGCTGGATCAGACACAAGCACTACTCAGATTGCTACCACAGAGTATGTCGTAAATCAGGGGTATTTAAAGATTGCTGACGCATCTTCTACATATGCACCGCTTGCATCTCCTAGTTTAACGGGAACTCCCACAGCACCAACCGCAACTTTGGGAACAGATACAACTCAGATAGCAACAACAGAATATGTTCAGAATGAATTAAATAACTTTGTTACTCTTCCTGATCAAACTGGAGCAAACGGATACTTTCTAACATCAGATGGAACAAACGCGGCATGGCAAGAGATCACAATTGACGATGTTGCAGATCTAACAAATACCATTACAGGATTAAGCACAGTATATGCTCCTAGAGACTTTACTGTTCAAACGGTGTCAGGTCTTTCAGCAGGAGACTTCTCTACATCTGATGCAAACACTCTTTTTATTATGGCAAGCAGTCTTTCAACAGGGGTACAACTTCCTCTAGACTCTACATTAAACTTTCCTGTAGGAACATCAATGGCATTTACTAGAACAAATGGGTTAGTAACATTTAGTGGGGAATCTGGAGTAACCGTTCTTACCACCCCAGGATCTGATCTTAGAGCAGTTGGGTCTTTTGCCACAGCAATAAAATATGCAGCAAACTCTTGGGTTGTTGCAGGAGATCTGATATAATTTTTTTAATAACAAGAAAGGAATGTTTGTAGTATGCCAATTATTGCAGGAATCGGTGGAGCAGCCGCAGGCGGCGGTAGATATGTAAACGTAAAACCAACAATTACCTATAACTCCACAGGAATATTTAATATTACAAACAATGATTCATCAGCAGATTATTCAGGAAGATCTACGGTAACTGCGGGATCGCTAACCTTTGGCACAGGAAATGCTACAGTAGCCCTTTCCAATGCAAACTCTATTGCTACTGTAAAGAACAGGTCCGTTAAGGGCTTAACAGATTCTCCATCTACTCTTGCAGAAAGAAAGTCTTTTACCTATACATATGTTTCCGCTCCACCTCCTGCAACAGGAACGTGTTATAACTATGCGCCAGCAGGTGGCACAAGATATGGAACGACTTGGATGGCCTTCTATGGAAGCCCGTACACATATCTTAATCCAGCACCAGGATACACTCAGGCTCCATCAGAGTGGTACAAGATTACCTGATACATAATTGTTATAATTCACTTTTTCACATACGCCATTTTTTATTGTCAACGATTCAATAAGTTGGTACAATAAACTATTCACAAAATTCAACAAAGGAGTTGTTCTTATGTCATTTATTGACGAAAATGGATCTATTGCAGATCCATACCGTAACTTTATTCATGTTAGTCGATACAGCCGCTGGCTGGAAGATAAGGGTCGCAGAGAAACATGGGTGGAGACTGTAGACCGATACATAAACTTTATGAGAGGCCATCTGGTTAGTAACTATAACTATGATGAGAATAATAAGATTTTTGAAGAGGTTAGGGACTATGTTCTTAACCATAAGGTAATGCCCTCTATGAGGGCTATGATGACCGCAGGGCCAGCGTTAGAAAGAGATAATGTTGCAGCATACAACTGCTCTTTTATCGCGGTAGACAGCCTTAGAGCGTTTGATGAAGCCATGTATATCTTGATGAATGGAACTGGTGTTGGTTTTAGTGTAGAGTCAAAGCACATCAACAATCTCCCAGTCATTGCTGACGAGTTTTATCCAACAGGAACAACAATCGTTGTAGAAGATTCTAAGTTGGGGTGGTCAAAGGCATACAAGGAACTCATTAGTCTTCTTGTTACTGGACAAATTCCAAACTGGGATGTGTCAAAGGTTCGTCCAGCAGGAGCAAGGCTAAAGACTTTTGGTGGTCGCGCTTCTGGACCAGAACCACTAGAAGATCTATTTAGGTTTACTGTAGAGACATTCCAGACTGCAAGAGGGCGTAGACTGAAGCCAATTGAGGCACACGATCTGATGTGTAAGGTTGGTGAAATTGTCGTTGTTGGAGGAGTTCGTCGCTCCGCCCTTATTTCTTTGTCCAATCTTGATGATTTTGAGATGGCTAAGGCAAAGTCAGGTCAGTGGTGGGAGTCAGAGCCACAAAGATCACTAGCAAATAACTCAGCGGTATACGACAGAAAGCCAAACACGGCTCAGTTCCTTCGTGAGTGGAGAAACCTTTATGAGTCAAAGTCAGGCGAGCGAGGCATTTATAATATGGACTCTGTTCGTAAGCATGTTGATTCTTTTGGTCGTCGTGATTCATCTAAGGTTATGGGCACAAACCCATGTGGAGAAATTCTTCTTCGTGCTAATCAATTTTGTAATCTGACAGAGGTTGTTATTGATGCAGAGGATACAGAAGAAACTCTTAAAAAGAAGGTTCGCATTGCCGCAGTTCTTGGCACATGGCAATCAACTCTAACAAACTTTAAGTACATTCGTAAGTCATGGAAAGACAATTCTGAAGAAGAAAGGCTCCTTGGAGTTTCCCTAACAGGAATTTTTGGAAATAAGTTGACAGGAACAGTTCATAAGGGTCTTGCTCCAATGCTGGATTCCCTTCGTGAGTTTGCAGTAGAGACAAATGCCAAGGAAGCAGACGTTCTTGGAATTGAGCACTCTGCATCAGTTACTACTGTAAAGCCCTCTGGAACAGTATCACAGTTGACTGGGGTATCTAGTGGAATTCACCCATGGTACTCAAAGTATTACATTCGTTCAGTTCGTGCAGACAACAAAGATCCGCTAACAATTTTCCTTAAGGATTTTGGAGTTCCCAATGAACCAGATGTGATGAAGCCAGACAACACTACCGTTTTCTACTTCCCAATTGAGGCTCCAAAGGGGGCAACGGTAACTAGCGATTTGTCTGCCATTGACCACCTTGAGGTATGGAAGGCATACCGTAGTCATTGGACAGAGCACAACCCATCTGTAACTATCAATGTTCATGAGGACGAGTGGCTGGACGTAGGTGCTTGGGTATATAAGAATTTTGATTCTATTGGTGGAATTTCATTCCTTCCAGCCGTAGAACACTCTTACAAGCAAGCACCATATCAAGAGGTTTCCAAGGAAGAGTACCAGGAAATGGTATCAAATATGCCAAAGAATATTCCATGGGAATCACTTCCCCTGTATGAACTAGAAGATACCACTACTGGATCACAGGAACTTGCTTGTACAGCAGGAGCGTGCGACGTAGTAGACTTGGCCCCTTCTGTTTAAGATAGGTCAGCATAGGCGAGGCAGTCATAGATTTGGCTGCCTCGTCTTGCTATAATGATATATATGAGCATCGCTGGAAATCAATATGCCGATAAGGTTTTTTCTGAACATCCAATCGCTTTGTGGCCATTAGATGAAAAGGTATATTACCTATCTTTGATAGACGACAACGACAGGCTTTTATCAAATTGGACACTAACCAATGCAAACAGTGACGATTCTCCAACTTTGCCAGACTCTGAAGCACCCTTTCCAAACGAGGTGTCCTCTGCCTTTATTGCAAACACCTCATCTCCAGTAACGGTAGATGTTGAAAGTCCAGAACTTTTTAATTTGCTAGACGTAAATGAAGAAATTGCCACGTTTTCCGTAAACTTTTTCTTGTATCAAAAGCCAGACTTCATTAACTGGTTTAAGGTGGGATACAGATATGATGATGCACTAAGTAGCCCACAAGAAGTTATCTCAGATGAAATACCTGCACCACAACTAGAATCATGGCTAAACTTTAACAGAGTATATTCTTTGCCAACCAGTTGGTCAGGCAATCTTAAAATTTTTATTCAGGTAAATTTTGCAGATAGTTCTGGAGGAGATGCTACATCTAGAACTCTAATCCTAAATGGATTATCTGTCGGTCAGCAATCAGAGACAACTGCATACGATAGCCTAGGAAGCGAATATGTTTCCACTCCATCTTCAGCAGGAATAACTGGAATGTTTGGCATATCTGCCGATCAGTACGGAACCTTGTCAGACAATGCGTACTATTTGGTTAGAAACAACAGGCTCCTCGCAAAAAATGACGGTATGCCAATAATATACGGCACAGATCACTCAACAAAGATATATTCTTCAGGTGTAAACCTTCCATCTCTAATTTTCCCAGGCAAGGGTATGCTAAATGATTCAGGAAGAAACAACAACTATACCTTAGAGGCATGGATCAAATTAGATCCTTCCACAGCAAGAGCACAAAGAATTATTGGCCCAGTATCCAACAACTATGGCCTATACGTTAAAGAAGGATTCCTTACTCTTGTTATAGGAGATGAAATAGCGTCCCATTGCGTTGGGGAATGGTATCGACCAATGCTGGTTCACATTGTCTTAAAAGAAGGAACAGCATCTCTGATTGTTAATGGAGAGATTGTCGTAACAATGGATTATGACAAGAAACTAATTGATCTTCCAAATGATAGAGATTGGTGGGGTGCGTATTCGTATGACAACTTTTCATCATTCTACATTGACTGCATATCCATTCTTCCATATTCAATTTCTGAGGTAGCAGCAAAAAGAAGGTTTGTCTACGGACAAGGAACTCCATCAATTCAGTCTATAGACAATGGGTTTAAGGGTACTTCCACAACAATAGATTTCTCTAACTCACAGTATGGCCCAAGCGTAACATATCCAGACATTTATAGATGGGATGCTGGATACTTTAATAACTTTGATGCAAATAGAGATTTTCTGTCTGTCCCAGATTACAGACTGCCACTAATAAATATCGGTGGCAGAGATGTAAATGAGTGGTACAGAGATAACTACATGGTCAATACATTAGAATATCCGTCAGGTAATCATCCAAACTTTATAACGTTTAGGCCAAACGTAACCTATGACTCAAATGGAGATCCACTCTCCTGGGATTATGACGGCATTAATTATGTAGATCAGTCATATCTAAACTTTCCCTCACTCAATGTTCTAAACAATTCAGTATCCTCTGTTTATGGAATTTTTGAAACAGAGGAAGATATTGCTAGCGATAGAACCTTAATGAGTTTTGTGAATATTACCAATGGAGACAGTTTTAATATTGTTGTAAATAGCGATTCAGTCCTTTATTATATAAACGATAGGTTAATACATGAAGAAGTTATAACCATAGGAATAGAGGCTTTTGTCGGAATAAACTTTGAGTCTGCTGGAGCGGTATTCGGATATGAAATCTCTAGATTCTTTTCATCACCATCATCAATCCAGTTATATGTAGGCGGAAACGGAATAAATACTTTTGAAGGAAAAATATACTCAGTTGGCTTTTGTGATCAAAACAATCATGAAAAAATATCAAGCAATTTTGCTGACAATGGAATTGCTATTTCAGAAAACTATGAGATTATTACTGATCACATAGCAAGTTACACGCTTTTGCCAGAGTATGAGTACGAAAAACTATTCCTTGATATTTCCATATCTTCAGAGTGGGAAGAATACTACCCACTGTCATACTTTGCTGGGTATGTTAAAGACGAAAACGGAGACTCTGTATATGACCTGGACATGATACAAATAAACCTTGGATACTCTTATGTGTCGTCTGAGGGTGTTTGGCAGTATGTAGAACTTAAGGATGCATATGTAGGACAAACATATGCAGATTTGCAATCTTCTATTTACTCTAACTACTTTAACTTGTTTAAGAACAACACCACTGGAGATACGGTAAACGTTTCAAATTCATCTTTGCAATCCTACATAACCTTCCAAACTCTTGCTAGCGGAGCAAACAGCCCTTTGTCAAGTTTTACATACACAAAAGGTCTTGCATCAGATCAGGTTATTTATGCAGATGAAGAAAACATTCCGCAATTGCCAGAAAAAGTTTATGATACAAAGTTTGCTTTTACTGACAATACAATAGTTTATCCACCAAAGACAAACGACTTTGAAGACTACGCAATGGTTGTTCACCTTGAATTAAATCAAAGGGCAATTTTAAAGAACCCTCTCAAGATTAGAAACATGGGTATTACTGCAAAGAATCTTAACTACGTTTCTGCCACTTCAGACCCAGCACAAAGAAACTATATCGGAACAAAGTTTGGAAACATTGTTTATCCACAAATTATAGATTCTGGAAACATTGACTACAAGAGCAAAAACCCCATTGCAATTTATAAAACTGGAACGCCATATCTGTATACCACAAAAAAATCAGGCATAAGATTGATAAATAAGACAGATGGGTCTACTGCTAACCCATCAAAAGAATATATGATTTCACTACCAGTAAACCAGAATGCTTCTTATGAATTCTTTGTTGGAGCAGTTCAGTTCTTCATGCTCTCCTCAGTTGGAGACACAAATGGGCAATACAAGTTAATGGATATTAATCATAAGGATGGAAAGATATCTATACTTTCTGAAAAAGAGGACACTGGAATTTTTATTCGTGCCTATTATAATGATGGTGTGTCTTTAACTAGGGCATCAGATATTGAGTTTTATCAAAATGGAAGATATGTCCCATCACCAACCATTAATGATTTTGAGTGGAACATGATTGGAATATCTTTCCCAAATCAGTTAGACTTTAGCGAGTTTTCTAACGGAAGTATAGATGTGTTTGGCGGGGTACTGCTAAATAATATTTCATACTATCTGTCAGAAGGTCTTGGTGTTAAGACAGACATTAATATTAGAACTTGGGAAAATGTTCTGAACTATGAAAGCGTTACCAGGCTATGGTCATATTGGGACACAGCGGTAGAAGCCTGGAGAGATGTTTATGTTTTGGGACAATCAACATCATTCTTTGACACACCAGCGAACATTTATCAGTCATATGTTGGAACAAATAGGAGCGTTGTTGACGATAACTTTGGAATACGTTTCAATAAGACAGATTCATCGCTATATACGGGCGTTACTTGGTCATCAATTACCGCAAAACCAGCATAATCTGGTACAATAGTGTTCATGAGCAATAGAAAAAGACCCACACTTGGAAAGAGCAAGGTCAGTGTTGTAGACACTGGGCAGGCACAGCGTAAGCATTTTGGTTTTGAATGGGGTCTGTACTTCTGGAGATTGCCAGATGGCCACCTTTTAAAGGACGGCGAAGGAAGAATGTTGAACATTCCTTCCGTAAAGAACGATATTGGTCAAATTGCTAAACTTAAGCAAGCCGCAGCACACTATGGCTATTCAGAGGGTGAGCCATGGTTCTATGCTGGTATAAATCGTGCAACAGATGAGGAATATCAGGAACAACTTGACAGACTTGATGAAGGCTTGATCCCATCTCTAAATGATATCGGTGCTGTTGCAGCGGCAAAGAAGTCACTTGAAATGTATGGAGATGCTGATTAATGGAAGAGCAGTTTTTTATTGATGCTAAGATGGCAGATCAAATTATTGAAAATGAATTTGCCAACCTAGATCCATTTGCTAAGTCCTGGGAAGACCTTTCTTCTCTTAATGGGCTAGACAAAAACTTTAAGCGTAGAACTGCAAGAAAGGTTGAAAAGTATAATACAACTGTTAACAATGTTCCTCGTCAAGCAGATGGACAGATTAGCACAAGGTATCTTAGCGATGCCAGGGCGGTAGGGCAGAATGCTGACAGAGATGTTGAGTCAAAGGCTATTAATCCAGGAATGGTTTATCGTAATGGCTATGGAATCTTTGACGTTATCACCCCACCCTACAACCTTTACGAACTTTCTTCATACTACGACACATCTTTTGCCAATCACGCAGCCATTGATGCCAAGGTAGCAAACTCAGTTGGCATGGGTCACAGATTTGAGATGACTCACGACACGATGGGCAAGTTAGAGACAATGACAAATGACTCTGCTAAAGAGAAGGCTAAGAAGAGAATTGAATCACTAAAAATGCAAATGATGGCGTGGCTAGAAGATTGCAACGATGACGAAAGCCTGACAAAGACTTTAGAGAAGGTTGTCACAGATATGCAGGCAACTGGAAATGGATACATTGAAATTGGCAGAACAGTATCTGGAGAAATTGGATACATTGGACATATTCCAGCAACAACTATGCGAGTACGCCGCCTGAGGGATGGATATCTACAAATTATCGCTGGAACAATTGTATACTTCCGTAATTTCCAAGCAAACAATCCAAATCCTGTAACCACAGACCCACGACCAAACGAGATCATTCATCTTAAGGAATACTCACCACTCAATACTTTTTATGGAATCCCAGACGTTATGGCTGCCATGACTTCCCTGCGTGGCGATCAGATGGCGGCACAATATAATATTGACTATTTTGAGAACAAGGCTGTTCCACGATATATCATTACCGTAAAGGGTGCAAAACTTTCTAGCGAAGCAGAAGATAAGTTATTTAGATTCTTCCAGACAGGACTAAAGGGGCAGAGCCATAGAACTCTATACATCCCACTTCCTGGAGATAGTGATGGCAATAAGATTGAATTTGAAATGCATCCTGTAGAAAACAATGTTCAAGAAGCATCATTCTCACAATATCGTAAGCAAAACAGGGACGACGTTCTTATGGCGCATCAGGTTCCTTTGTCCAAACTAGGATCTGGAGATGCATCATCAGCAGGAGCAATGTCACAAGATAGAACATTCCGCGATCAGGTATCTAAGCCACTGCAAGAGTATGTTGCAAAGGCTATAAATAAGATTGTTAAAGAAAAGACCGATGTTGTTAAACTTGTATTTAATGAGGCTAACCTAACAGACGAAATCGCACAATCTCAGATTTATGAGCGTTATGCAAAGATTCAGGCACTTACGCCAAACGAAATCCGTGAGGCACTTGGAAAGCCACAAAGAGAAGGTGGAGATGCACCACTTGAATTATCTGCACGACAGGCAGCAGACGCTCGCTCTGATGTGCGAGGTAATAGAGAAAGAGACTCTGAAAGATCAAATGAACAATCAGATGGTCCAGGTGCTATCTCTGGAAGAAACCCCAAGGGCGAAGGTCCAAAAACTTCATAACAATTAAATAAAAATAATGTATAATAGGAATTAGTATGGACATTAACAAGGCGCATTGGTCCATGGAAAAGAACAACATTCGTCTTTCCATGCCAATCAACAAAGTTGACAAAGAGCGCAGAATTGTTTCAGGCTTTGCGACTCTTGATAATCTTGATAAGCAGGGTGACGTAGTTCCTGCGGAAGCATCACGCAAGGCTTTTGAGGGTTTTCGTGGAAATATCCGCGAAATGCATCAGCCCATCGCTGTTGGCAAGGTAGTTTCTTTCAAAGAAGACAAGTATTTTGATGAAGATTCAAAGAAGTTTTATAACGGTATTTACGTTTCTGCCTATGTAAGCAAGGGTGCTCAGGATACCTGGGAAAAGGTTCTTGATGGAACTCTTACAGGATTTTCCATTGGTGGGGAAATTCATGATTCAGAAGATGTATATGACGAAGAAATGAACAAGGCTTATCAGGTTATCAAGGAATACAGCCTAAGCGAACTATCTCTTGTTGATAATCCTGCAAATCAATTTGCTAACGTTATTAGTGTAGAAAAAGGCGAGGGCACTGGATTCTTGTCCAAGGCAGTAATTGAAAATGTTTTCTGGTGCAGAAAAGACGACATTGTTCAAATGTCTAAGGATGACTCAACATCATGTCCACAATGCGAAAAGTCAATGGACAACATTGGATTTGTTGAAAGCAATGATGACGACAAGGCATCAATGGTCAAGGGAATGCTTGGAAGAATGAAGAAGTCAGTAATCCAAAAAGACATTGATGCAGATTCTTTTGTTAAGTTTGACGATGAGTATGGTCGTGTATCACAGGTAATCCTTAAGGGTGGAGCAAGGCTTTCATCTGAAGAAGAGCCAGTTTTGGCTAAATCAGATGATCCAGTTGTGATTATAAGCGTATATTCACAAAATGACGGTACAATAGTACCAACGAATCGTCGCGTTATTAAAAATATTTCTTCACTAGAAAAAGTTAATGCGATTAGTAAATCAGAGGTAAAGGAGGTTAGCAAGATGGACTCAGACATTGTAGTAGTTGATGAGATTGAAAAGAGCGAAGCAGTGGAGCCAGAGGCAACCACACTTCCCGTCGAAGAGACTGATGCAACAACTGCTGAAGTAGCCAAGGGCGATGACATGAAGGCTGAAGAAGAAATGGAAGCCGAAAAGTCTGAAGAGCCAGAGGTAACAAAGGCAGAAGACATGGACGATGAAGACGAGGAAGAGAAGGAAGATGAGGCTATGAAGGCTGACACAGCAAACGAAGTTGAAAAGTCAGAAGAGGCCGAAGTTGTTGACGAAACCACAAAGATGGTTAGCGAGATTAACGATTCCCTCGCTTCTGCTCTCACCACTCTTGCTGAAACAGTAAAGGCTCTTGATGCCAAGATTGAAGGCATTAACAAGGCTTTCGGCGGAGCCGTTGCTGAAATCAATAGCAAGGTGGAAGAAGTACAGGAAAGTTTCGGAAAGCGCGTAGACGCAGTTGAAAAGGATACTGCTTTCCGTAAGTCTGCTGATCTTGGCGAGATCTTGCAGGAAGAACCAGTAAAGGTAGAGAAATCTGCCTGGGGCGGTCGTTTCCTCACAAATGCCGACCTATTTTAATAAAAGGAAAGAAAACATGGAGGTGAAAGTCAAATGGCAGAAGAAATTCTGAAGAACCAGCCAGGTGAGTCTGGCGAGTACGGCGGCACTGCCCCAGGTCTATACCAGGGTCAAGGTTCCGTAGCCGCTGGTGGTATCGGTGGTGTTACAGATCCAGCAGCGGGTGTTGTAGGCAATATCGATAACGCTAACATGGGTGTCACAACTGGCCCCAATGCTGTAAACCCAACAGGTACTCCTGGAGGCATCCTAAATCCTGAACAAGCCCGTCGTTTTATCGACTATGTTTGGGACGCAACAGTTCTCGCCCAAGATGGCCGTAGAGTTACCATGCGTGCAAATACCATGGAACTTGAGAAGGTTAATGTTGGAGAGCGTGTTATTCGCGCTGCTTCACAGGCTCTTGGCGAGTACACCAACGCTGGTGCAACATTCACAAAGGTTGAACTAACAACCAAGAAGATCCGTCTAGACTGGGAGGTTTCAACTGAAGCACTTGAGGACAACATTGAGGGTTCCGCTCTTGAGGACCATCTCGTTCGTCTAATGACAAATGCTTTCGGTAACGACCTTGAGGATCTAGCCATTAATGGCAACGGAGGTGTTGACCCATTCCTAGGAATCATGAATGGTTTCGTAAATCAGGTTACCGTTGGTAGCGATGCTCACGAAGCCGTTGTTGATCTCACACAGGGATGGACACCACAGGTTATGCAGGAGATCGTTTACGCTCTCCCACGCAAGTACCGCGCAATCAAGTCTGGCCTCAAGTTCTACGCAGGCACAGACGTTTTTGCAAGCATTGTTGAGAAGAACGGAACACTCGCTGACGCTATCGCAGAGGCATTCGCTGGAACTCCAGCAGGCACTCCTGCAAATCGTCAGGATTACTTGGACGGAAATGGTCAGACATTCGGTGGTGCTCGCACCACTCGCGTTCTGGGCATTGATGTTCAGGAAGTTCCTTACTACCCAGCAGACTATGCTGATCTTACATTCCCACAGAACCGCGTTTGGGGCTTCCAGCGCGATATCACTGTGAACCGTGAGTACAAGCCAAAGAAGGATACAATTGAGTACACCATCTTTGTCCGTTTCGGTATCACATGGGAAGAACTTGACGCAGTTGCTTATGCAGATAACAACGTATTCACCTCATAATTGAGTGAATAAAGCGTTACCCGTTGAGGGGAGGGAGTCTTGAAAACTCCCTCCCTTCAGCATATTCTGATATAATTGCATTAAAGGAAAGGTGTATAAATGTCTGAAAATACTAATGAAGATGCTGTAGAGGTAAAGCCAACAGCAAAGAAGACAACTTCAAAGAAGACAACTGCTAAGAAGGCAGCCCCAAAGAAGACCACTACTGACAAGGTAGCAGAGTCTGTAGATGCAATCACTACTTCTGCTTTTCAAGAAGCAGAGACAAAGACTGAAGATGGACAAGAGGTAATTACTGGTCCAAGTAAGCCAAAGCCATCACGATCATCAAATACAAGAATGGATGACAACAATGTTGTTGGATCTCGTTCAGCAGACAGAGCACTTAATGAAGCCAAGAAGGAAGAGGCTCCAGAAAAGGTTGTTGATAATGAGGAAGACAGGATGCTTGTTCATTCACAAAAGAATATTCGTTGGCAGGGTGTAGGAACATTGTCACCAGGCTATAACGTTGTGACTAAGGAGGCTGCCGAAAAGTGGCTCACTAGGCAGGGAATCCGCGAGGCTTCCGCTGAAGAAGTGGCAACCTATTACGGCAACTAATAAATGGAACTATTGAGACTAGCCCCATTCCCATTAACTTACACAGTTGAAGAACTTGAAGCAGGAACTGACTACTCCATAGCGATCCTAGACGATCACGCTGAAGACTTAGTAGAAATTCCAGTAACAGCAGATGGGGATGGGGTAGTTTCTACTCCATTGCCAAATTATTTTTCACGATATGATCAAACATATCGCGTAGAGATTTATATTAAAACGGGGGAAAATACAGATGGATCAGCCATTCGTGGAGATCTTGTTTATGTAGATACCCTGAGCGTTGTTCGCCCATATACCGACCCATCTCTATATGCAGATACAGAAGATGAACTGGAGCAAGCAAAGATGTATGAGGTCATTGCTCGCGGTCTTATTGATGCATATATTGCAGATGGGTTCTATTATTCCAGAGAGGTCATAGACACCGTTGGAATGGATAATGATTATCTCGCATTGCCATACAGACTAAATAAACTAATTAGGGTCTATGAGAATGATTATCTAGTTTATGACTCAGAGCCAACAGATAGCGAGTGGACAAATCTTAGAGGCTATATGATTACCGCAGACAAGAGCGCAATAACCGTTGTTATTGACGATGTTTATGGTGGATATAATCGTATGCAATCTAAGCCAGTGGTTCCAAGAACTTCTGCGTCAGACTCATTCACCCTTTACAACACAAACGACTCACCCAACATTATTCAGAACATCGCTGGATCTCCCATGTTCCCCCAGGGTAGAGATTATATAGTCGTTGTAGATGCTGGATGGCCAGTAGTACCAGAAGACATTAAGGTTGCGGCCAAACTTCTAATTAATGACTTGAAGTGCAACACTTCTCCACACCTTAATTCTTATGTCAAACAATATGAAAGTGATCAGTTTAATATTGAGTTCCAGCCAGATGCATATTCTGGTACAGGAAACAGAGTTGTAGACAAGATTCTGTCCAACTATACGCAGCATTTCCACCGCATTGGAGTTTTGTGATGGGTCTTTTAGGAGATAACTGCTCAAACTTC